GTAAATGGTTGACCAACAAAACGTTGAGTGAACAATGCAGTATCAGTCCAAACATAAATTGCATCACGACCTCTAATAGCTCCTCTGATCTGTGATCCATCAGCCAGTCTTTGTGTACCAGCGGTATTGGTTGCTGTAGGTGTATAAGTATTAATATTTTCTTGGTCAGAAAATCTTATAAACATGTCGTCTTGTGTTGCTGGATCACCAATAGTTGTTTCGGTTCCAAAAAATACTAAGTGACGATCTGGTGTTGATACAACCATGTGACGTGATGCAGTTGGTGCACCAGATATAATTGTTGCTCTTGTTTCTGTTGCATTTGATAAACCAGAATTCCATTCGAATACAGCACCATCGTGAATAAGACAAATAGCTTTGTCACCAAAATTATCTAATGACCACATTCCAGGTTCTAGCACTAAGTCACCAGATGCTGCTTCTCCCCATGCAACGAAATCTGTAGTATTAGTTACTGTTGCACCATCACTGTGTGCAGCTCTTGTGGTTCCTCTAACTGCTCTAGTAATACCAGTTAAAGTAGTTCCGCCTGTAACTCCTGTGTAAGATATTTCTTCTGTTCCTACTTTTATAAAATTAGTTCCTGTGCTTGGAAATTGAGTAGCATCTGCTAAAGTGATAGAGGTTCCAGATCCACCTGTTCCAAATGCATTATCACCTAAAGCTCCATTTAAAGTTGTAGTTACTGCGTTTGAAGCTTCTCCACCCCAAGACCCTAATCCCCAACCAAAACCTTTTTCTTGAACAGCTGAACCTACAGTATAATAATGTTGAACTCTAATTCCACCTGATGTAGTTGCACCAGATCCTGTTTCATTTGACGGCATTGTAATTGTAAGTGTTGTAGTTGTTGGAACAGAGGTTACCATAAATTTTTTGTTATCAAAATCTGAAGCACCAAAATTAGAATTTGTTATTGTAGTAAAATTATCTAATAAAATAATATCTTGTGGGTTTATACCGTGACCGCTTGAAAAACTTATTGTAACAGTCGGTGATCCATTAGTCGTGCTAAATGCACTTGTAAGCGTTGTTGTAGATTTAATAGGATGTATGTCATAAAATACACCACCAGAAAAAGCATATAAAATTCTATTTGTACCAATAATTGCGTATCTTCTACCTAAACTATTAACATAGTGATGTAGACCACGTCCTGCTCCTGTTAACTCATTTTCATTAACATTACCTAGTTGATTCCAGCCACCTATTTTTTCTGGAGTGCCATATCTAAATCTTACATTATCACAATCTACCCACTGACCTTCTGCTCCTGTAGGTGTGATCTGTTTATTTATACCTGGCTGAAAACCTATTTTTTGTAGCATAATGTATCACTATATAAGGTTTTTGTTTTTTTGGTAGTGTTATATTACTCAGCAATCCAAGCTGTGCCGTTCCAATTATAGACTGTTTTTGCAGGATAACCACCCGCTGCATCATCGTTTGTTTTTCTTGCTTCCCAGCCTGTGTTATTATCAGCTTGATATTTTGTTTCATTCCAAACAATAGAATATTGCCAAACACTAGGATCAACACCATCGTCTATAATCGTTGGGTAAGTTATTGGCGCTTGCCAATCACCATCTGCATCTAATGTCCACGATGCATGAGGTTGAGGTTCAATAAATTTATCTTTTTCAACATCGTAAATATAACCTTGTCCAGCATATTGTTTTCTAAAATTATGATTATAAGAAGTCTGTTTCCAAGTCCCACCTTTAAAAAATTTTTGACACCATGTTTCTCCATCAACATGCATATCATTTTCTCCTAATGGTCCTGCTGCAGTTGAGACATCATTACCTACAACTACAACTCTTTTTACAATGTTATTTTCATCTAATTCTGCAAAGTGTGCCATTTTAAATCTCCAATTAAAGAGTCATAAATATATATTACTTTTTATTTTTAGTCAACTTCATACCTTTAAACCAAGCAGGAAGACCTAATAAAGGTCTTTTATCAAGATAGTTTTCTTTAGCTTGTTTAGAATTAGCTTTGTTATAATGTAAAAACACCTGTCCACAATGTTTACCTTTAAACTCTTCTCTCCAATGTTCAAGATCACAACCTGAGTATATCAACATATCTCCTGGTCTAAGATCTACTTTAACACCAGCATGACCTTCTTTACCTGTGGGGTCAAGATATATTGGCCAATCATCACCACCAAGATTTAATGTAGTAGATATTTCACAAGAGTACCTATCTTTATGTCTGGCTAAGATGTCTCCATTTTTATATATTCTTGCATAAGAGTAAGTAGGACTTAATTTTATACCAGTATGTTTTTCCATAATAGGTTTTACTTCTTGTAATAAAGTTTCCATGGCTAAATCACTATAATGTGAATAAGTATTTGGAACTTGTTCATCATTCCAAACACCCCAATATTCTGTAAATGGTGATATGTATTTAGTATCAAATAAAAAACTAGCAACGTTTCGTTTGTTTAAAAAATATTTGTAAACAAATGCAGCTAACTCAGGAGAGATAGCTTTTTTTAATACTGTATATTTATTTTTTTTAAACGACATTTAATACTCCTTTAGGTAAGGCTTGACAGTTAAAATGTATAAATCGAAACGGTTCATACCCTACATCAACTATATATTGATGAGGCAGGTATGATGGAAAAAATATCATAGTGCCTGGTTTAATTTTATAAACAATTTGTGAAGTTGCGAATGTAACATTTTTTTTATCTTTTTCTGGTAAAAGATTCATAAGATTACCTGGTCTTGGATCTTCAAAAACAGGTAAAGAGGTTCTCTCACTGCATTTTAAAAAATAAAAACCAGACATGTGTCCATTCCAATGAGTATGTAAAGAATGATAACCACCTCCTTTTTTAGCAAACTCTTGCACCCATAATTCTGTAATGAAAACTTTATAATTTGTTAAATCAAAACCCATCTCACCTAAAAGATTATGTGAAGTAGCACCAACATAGTTTTGTAATTCTAAAAAATTAGGATCATTAATTAAACTTTTTGAGTGAAAGACATTACCAGCATCTCCTTTATTACCAAATTTTTTATTTCTTTCATTAATCTGAGGTTTTAAAATTTTTTTTGATTCTTCAATGTAAGAATCAGAAGCTTTATTTAATGAATCTACAAAACAAGGTTCTTCAGCAGACCAAATAGGTGTTGCAAAGTATTGTTCTAATTTAAGTTTTTTAGGATAGCTTTTAACGTTTTGTTTTTTCTTTTTCATAATTTATTAAAAATAATTAAAATTAACTGTTACTCTTCTTTTATTATTGTCACATAGACTACTTGCATGAGGGACACTCGGATCAAATAACACTGCTCTGTTTGCTTTTGCCTCAACTGTTTTACCTTTAAAATAAGTAGGACCATTATTATTATTTATATAAAACAAACATCCTTTGTGTTTAAACGGATAGTCACTGTGATATTCGTTTTTTTCTCTTTTATGCACTGGACAATAGTTATTTGCTTTTATTCTTATAACACTCTTACACTCTAGTTTATTAATTACTGGGAGCCACATGTTAAACCAATCACTAACAACACCAGGTTCTCTATAAAAAGTATGTGTAAAATAAAATTTATTGTCAGGATCTCTTGTCATAAAATCATTATAATACCAAGGAAAATTACTTCCTAAGATAATATTTTTAATATTATTAAATTTTTCTTTTTCTAAAAAATTGTCTATTACTTGAATGGCCATCCTAAACTCCATATAACTAAACTGTTTCTTTCTCCACTTTTAACAGGACAAACTCTATGCCATACAAAAGAAGGAAATACAACTAAAGAACCTTTAGGTAATATTTCTTTACATTTAACAATTTGTTTCTTTTTATGTGAATCTTTATTTCTAAAATCAAATTCTAATTCTCCACCCTTATATTCTTTTGAATCAGATAAGCTAACTGTAACAGATAATTTTCTTATTTTATTATTTTTTGGATTTTGTGGATCATCAGGATATAGATATGGTTCATCCCAACTATCACAATGCCAGTCATAATATTGACCTTTTTCATATTTTGTAAATTGACATGTTTCAGACCAGTCCCATTGAAAATTCCAACCTGCATTTCTATTTGCTTGATTAATGTAGGGTTGAATTTCTTTATAAATCCATTGGTCTTCCATCCAAACTATATTTGAATTTCTTTTCTTTTTTAAATCTTTAATTTGTTTTTTATTTAATTTTTTAGGGTCGTCACCTAACCCACCTGTTAAAGCCGTTTGATCTTTTAATTGATGTCCATATTTTACAATATCATCACAAATACGTGAAGGTATGGCTGATTGAAAATACCAATAATGATTTCTTAAGTTCATATATCTTTATGTAAAAGATATAACATTTAACAAAAAATTGTCAATGTTGAGTTAGATTTCTAAAGTTCCACTTACTGTGAATGTTGCTATTTTTGTACTACCTGGTGCACATGCTATGGTGTTCGTACAAGGTGCGATTGTAGCACAAATAGAATTTGGATATCTTAAAAGAACTACACCAGATCCACCAGATCCAACTTTAGGGGCACTTGTAGGTGCAGATTCACCGTTTCCTCCACCGCCACCACCTCGGTTTACGGTTCCATTATTAGGTCCGCTTGCATTACCTGATCCAGTTCCTGGAATTGCAGCTCCACCAGTTCCGCAAGGGCTACCAGCTCCTGCTGATCCAGGGTTGTAAGCTCCACCTCCTCCGCCTCCAGCGTAAGATAAAGATGAACCTGAAATTGAATTAGCTATACCTGCTCCGCCTCGGCCTCCGCCGCCGCCCGTTCCTGAAGAAGACACTCCAGCTCCGCCTCGGCCTCCGCCGCCAGATGCTGCGTAATTTCCTCCACCTGCTCCACCACCATTATTACCTTGTGGTCCTCCAGCACATGCTGCTATTGGAGGAGTGTTTCCAGAACCTCCGGTTCCTTGGTGTCCTCCACCTGATCCAGAACCTCCAGATGAAGTTGCTCCAGTAGGTCCACCAGGTCCATGTCCTCCTCTAGTCGCTGTTTTAGAAAGTGGTGCAAGTGCGCCCGCTTGTGTGACAATTGTTGTGTCAGTTCCTAATCCGGCCGTTCCACCACCTCCAATTGTAATGTCATAAACTCCTGAATCTAAGGCTAGTCCTGCTGCACAAGAATTACAATATGAAAATAATAATCCTCCCGCGCCGCCTCCGCCGCCAATTGCTCCTCTTCCCGATCCCCCTCCAGCGACCATTAAATAATCTGCTGTAAATGGGTTAGGTGCTAAGCTAACACCACCGGATCCAAATCCTAAAATTTGAAAACCAAAATTTTTTCCTCTTGCTTTATTTGTTTTTGAACTTTTGCCTCCACTGCCACCTTGGAGAACATTTATTTTATGGTCTCTCATATTCTATTCCTTATGCGTCGTTAGCAGCGTTCGTAGTAAAGAATAATTTAATTCCAAGTAATCTAGCGTCAGCATTTAAATCATCTGCTGAAACATCTCTGGATACTTGAAAGAAAACATATTCATCTGCACCAGGTGATCCTGCTATTGTTACTGCTCCACTTTCAGCTGCAACATCTAAATCATTTGAAGTGCCACTATGTGCTTTTGCTGTTGCAACAACTTGTGTTCCAAAAGCTGTGTTTAAGTCTCCGCTATCAGCTAAAGCTACCGCTGATAATCCCCATGCAGTAGTTCCAGTGTCTGTTGATGTTGCTGTAAAGAAAGCTTGAAAAGTTACTGTTCCTGCATTCCATGATTTAGGAAATGCAACTGCGAACTGTGCAAACTCATCAGAGTCTTTGTCAAAATCTAAAACTTTTATTTCAGGACCATTTGATAATTCAACTTGTGCAGCTTCTGCACCGTTTGTGCTATTAGCATACATTGCTACTGCTGGTACCCATATAGTTTCTTTTCCTGCAATTTTAATTGCGGCTGTATTATCTCCCGCATCTACAGCTTGAGCAACTCCACTTCCGTTAGGAGATATTGTTATGTTTCCATTTGCTCCATCTGTAATTGTAATATTACCAGAGTTAGTGCCTGAATTTGTATCTAAAACTAAATCTTGCGTTCCGCTTGTTGTAATTGCTGCTGCAGCTGAACCTGTACCAATAACTAATTCACCAGATCCTTTTGGTGATATTGCTAAGTCAATATTAGTATCTCCACCATTCGCTGCGATTAACGGATCATTACCCGTAGCCGCATTTGTAATTTTAATTTCATTAACAGCTGATGAAGTTGTGCCAAATACAACTGATTCATTACCATTTGCATCTGCAATAAAACCACCATCTGCAAATTTTGGTGCTGTTAAAGTTTTGTTTGTTAAAGTTTGTGATCCCGTAAGTGTTACATCACCCATTCCAATATCAATAATATCTGGATTTGTGCCATCATTCGCAGAAGCAAATACAATTTTAGTAGATGAAGGTGATACTGCAACAGTACTTCCAGATCCTGAAACGTATTTAAACGTTACGTTTTGCGATCCACTTGTAGAATTTTTTATAAAATAAAATGTTTGAACATCGATAGGTATAGTTACGTTTCTTCCTGAAGTTAATGATCCTGTAAACTCGATCATTCTGTGAGATAAAGTTGCACCAGTAGATCCATCAGATACGGATAAATCTGTATCCCCAGAATCTGAAACTGCTTGTTGTGTAAATCCACCAGATATTTGTTCTATAATCTGTAAATTAGTATTAGTTTTTGTTCCCCATGTACCAGCGTTTTCACCA